CAGCACCACCACCTCCAGCAGCACCACCACCTTCAGCAGCACCACCTTCAGCAGCACCACCTTCAGCAGCACCACCTTCAGTAGCTCCACCATCTTCAGAAGGAGGGGTCCCACTAACATCTTGAGAACAATTCATTTTAAATTCTAATATACCTTGTGGGCATTTATCTTTAAAACTTTCATCAAATTCAACTAAGTAGTGTGCTTTTTTTTTCTCTTTATCGAATTTTAATTCTGAAGTGGTTAATTTAATAATCTCTTCACCAGACCTTACAATATTCTTTTTAATTCCTTCTAAACTTAGTGTGTTTTCTTTTTTATTACCCATAATACAACCAATAACCCCCATATTATATATTAACATATATTTTAATCTTCTCTATAATTACCATCTTCATCAGCATCATCTAATCCTTCATCTTCTCTATCTTGATCATATTGAGAATATCCTTCATCAACTTCAAGTTCTTCTTCTGCTCTAGCATCTTCTTGAAGTCTGGACAATACATTTGGATCTGACATTTCCATCATTTCTAGCATTTCAGAGTCACTATTGAATATTTCTTTCAATCTTTCAATTCTTTCACTTGTAGTTTGATTTTTATAATCTTCTGTTTTTAAGTCTTCTAAATTAGATTTAGATTTATCTTTAAAATAACTTTTTACACCTATTTTTTGAAGTTCTGTTTCAACACCTCTTTCTTCTGCTGTTTTTGATTCTAGATCGTTAATAATGCTTTGTTTTTCTTGTTCTTTTTGACGACTTAATTTTTCTGAAATTAAATCACTTTGATTAATCCAACCAGTATCAAAGAATTCTTCAATAAAGTGAATTAATATATCAAAAAATAAATGAGTACATAATTTAATAGATTCTTCATTTTTCATTCTATCTTTTTCTTCTAAAGCTAAAAATAAACTATTTGCTTCTCTTGAAATTTCTGAATTATCGTCTTTTAGTGATTCGATATAATCAATCATTTTTGAGAAAATAAATAAAAACATAAATTTCTTAAATATGTGACTATAATTTATAGTATATTCAGTATTATCATCACCATTTAATTTATCTATTCCACCTTTATAATAATCATTAATATATGATAATAATCCATTAATACATATTGAATGATTTTCTTGTTTCATATAATTGTAAAATCCACTGTAAGTTGAATACTTTTTATCAATAAAAATATCATTATGTAACAAAAACTCATTATCACTGATAAATTTAGTAAAGTTTTCTTTATTTGTATCACTTAATTTCCATTGTGGGGGAATATATTTAGAAAATAATATTCCAGGAATATATTCTTTAAAAGATGATAATCTTGATAATATATATTTTACATTATATATATTATTATCAAGGTACTTTGTATCTTCTAATAATTTAGTTAATAATGGGGCAAGAGAATCAAATGATTTTGTTGATGTTCTAGAAATGTGTGAACGATCTAAATAATTTTCTTCGTAAGAACTATTAAGAAATTTAGTTATTTTAAATATTATATCATTATTCATTTTCAACATCATATTAAATAATCTTCTGTATTCTGAATTTAGAAGCTCTTCATTATTTTTTTTAATTTTAATTAGATCTTTTAAACCTTCAAATAAATCAAATGTTTCTTCCATTGAATAATTTGTAAGATTATTATATTTAATGAAACTATTTATTCTTTTTTCCATCGAAACATCTTTTAATTTATTATCATGTAATTTGAGCATATTTGATCTTATTTTATATTCAAGAATTAAATCAAAGTTCTTTTTTGTTTCATCTAATTTCTTAAAGCAAACCGCATCTCTTTCTAATGAAGGATCTGCTACAAGATTAAGAATAAAATCATCAATACTATATCTTTCATTTATTTCACCATTTTCATCAAGACAGTAATTTTTGAATATTTCTTTTATAATATTTGTTTTTTCATCTGAATTTTCTTTTTTAATTTCAGTATTTAGTAATTCTTCAAAACTCTCTGTGGGAAATACTATGGGTTCTTTATAAGAATAATTTCTTTTTGAATGACCATTTAATAGCATTCCACTCCAATTATTAAAACGAATATGAATATATGTATTTATTGTTGACTTTTCATTTTCATTTTTATTTTTAAAATACTCTGTAATTTCTATGATAAATACTCTTTTTAATTCCGTGAAATCTACATAATCAAGTTCTTTTTTATCTTTATTCCATCCGGCGGTTACTAATATATTTTCAATCATATCCGAATCATCTATAGTATCAAGTAAATTATTGATAAGTAAATTTAAAATGGGTTGATTATCACTCTTTCCATGTAAATGGACACAATAATTAAATAATCTTTCATATGCTTCATTTTTTAATATATCTGAATAAGGTATTTCATAATATTTATATTTTGGTACAAAAAAAGCATCCTCTATAGATTGGATACTAGATATATTTTCATATTTTATATCTCCTCCTTTTTTTAATAAATATTGTTTTAATTCTAATAATTGACCAGATACTTTTTCATTAATGGAAATAACTGTATCGCTATCTTTTAAAGGTCTATAAGAAGACCATTGTTCTCTTAAATAAACTGATTGACCAATATTATTCCTTACATCGTGGTAACTTTTAAGTTTTTCTCTTATGTTTGAATTTCTTAAGAAATAAGAAGCTGAATAAATGAATTGTTCTTTAAAGTTTGTTAATTCTTCATATTTTCCCCTTTCATTTAATAGTATTTTTATGTTTTTCCAAAATTTTGATTTATTTGATGAAGAAACTTTTGTAAAAATATTTATCATTAATTCGATTGTATTCATTGAAATTTTTTCATGAATAATATATTTTTCTTTATTCCAATTAGAATTATTAAATAATTCTGGATCCCAAAGATAGATATTTTCTTTTGTTTTTATTGAATAAGGAGGATTGGATGTTTGAATATGAAATAATATTAAAAATGTGATAATAAATAGTTCATTACAATCTATTAAATATTCATTAAATTCTGTATGTTCTTTTTCTCTTAATTCTTTATTTTTTTTATTTTTTAAAGCATCTTCTTTCTTTTTAATTTGTACCATTGGATATTTAGTTTTAATATCACCATAAATGGGGTGTTTTTTATTGTAATCACTTTCATCATACCTTACATCAATTAATTCTTGATGATTAATTAAATTAATATAATCAATGATAGATTGTTTATCTCCATAAGTGAGTTCAATACTTAATAAAGATGATAATTTTCCTATTTTCTTTTTAATTTCAATTTCTTTTTCTGAAAGTGCTTGTAGTTCATCATCATCGGTATTTAATTTTTCTCTTGTATTAATTGGATTATTATTATCTCCAAACCCTTCTAAAGAAGAGAAGTCTTCATGACATAAATATTCTCCACAAACTTTACATGAAATTACTCCGTCACTTACCGTTCCTCCAAAATTACTAAGTAAAGCATTGTGATAATCTGGGTTTTTATGTATTTTTGTTGAATAAATATAGTGTTTGCATATTAATTTTTTATCAGATGATTTTTGGTATATATAATTTGGATCTTCTTCTTTTGTTATATCTTCTCTTCCGAAACGTTTTATGAATCTTTGAATATAGTTATTTTTAAGAGGTATGATAAAAAGGGAAAATATGAAATCTCTAGCCAATTTTATTTTATCTTCGGTTGAGGGAAGTACATCTTTCTTTTTAATATTTTTAACTATTTTACGTTTTACAAGTTTATTATATTTCTTGATATATTCTTTTATGTTTTTATTTATATATTCTTGTACTAGTTTTTTATCATCATTATCAAGTCTATTATATTTAATTTCATATGGGAATAATAATTTATCAAAATCATTTTGATTGAAAATATTATTTATCATTTTTTTGGGTATTGAATTTATTATATCATTTACAGATGGAAAGTTATTCTTTAATACTTCATATAAATTATCATTTGTAACAGTATCATTAAATAAATAAGAATGAATTGATTCATTCCAAAAATCTTCTTTAATTGTATCAGGACCAACTAAATGAGGAATAATTGAATTATAATTAAATCTTTCTTTAAATTGTAAATAAGAGTGTTTTAGATCGCATAATTGAGAATATTCTATAAGATTAAAAGTCCCATCATTTTTAAAATTATAATTCAAGAAAGGATATGGTAATGTATATAATCCTGAAATAGATAATTCTTCTTCTGGTCTAATAACTTCAAAAATACTATTATAATCTTTCATTTTAGATATTATAAGTGGCCCCCTTGTTTTATTTAATTCTAAGTTATAGTCATTTAGTATTCCATGACAAGGTTCTTTATCAGAGCAATTTCTTAGATAGTGACCATTATAATTAATGTAAACTTTACTTTGTTTATTTGTAAATGGTGGATATTTATCTAATATTTTAGTTGATAATTTATATGTTTTTTGATATTCTGTATCATCGAATAATTTTTGTTTTTCTAAAAATTCTTCTTCATATAAAATATTTTCAATATCATCATATTCAGTTAAATCTTCTCCTTCTTCTTTATATAATTTCTTTATATTTGTAACTATTGGTAATATCCAACTCGGTAAATTAATATTATTTTCTTTAATTATATCTTTGATAAATTGATGAATATTTTTATCTTTGGTTTCTGGTTTTAATTTATTTTCTTCATACATCTCAATAAAAGCATCAGCATGATTACATATATCAATTGTTAATTGTTCATTATCATATGCTTTGAATAATGAAATCATTTCATTTATAAAATCTTCTTTTCTTTCGTGAATTGAATATTTTTTATCTTTTATTTCTTCAACGTATAATTCAATTTCGGGATATATATTTTTTGTTATAAGTAATTCTTCTTCTTCTAGATCACTTAAATCAAATTCTTCAACTTTTTCAATATCTACAATTTCATATTCATCTGTCTTTAGAATGATTTGTTTAGATTTATCTTCTAATAACACTCTAATAATATTTTTATCTTCATCAATTAAAAGTACTTCATTTTGATCTTGATTAATTTCTTTAACTGTGAGAAGTTTATCAATTAAATCTTCTTCTTCATTGAAAATTATTAAATAAAGATCTTCATCAAATACTTTTTTATCAAAAATATTTTTATCTGATTTTTGAAAATTTAAAACATTTTCTTCTTCTTCATCTTCTTCATCTTCACCCATTACAAAATCATCATCAATACCTTCATCAACATCTTCTTCATCTAAATTTTTAATGGGTGATTCATTTGGGGTAACTTCTTCTTCTTCTGGAATTTGTCTTGGATCTGGACCTTCCCAAAAAGGTGGTGGTGAATTAGGAGACCTTGGTATGGCCGGGGGAGAACCCGGTGCGAGTGAATCTACATAAAGGTCATTACCATCATCATCTTTAATTAAATATTTAGGATTTTCATCTACCCCGATCCTTGGATCTAAATACATTCCATCTCCCATGTATATTCTCAAAGGTTCATTTGGATCTCTAGGAGGTTTTGGGGCGAATGGATCTGGATTAGTATCTAAATCTTCAGGATCTTCATTGAGTTCTAATTCTCCTCTATTTTGTAATTCTTCATCAATAAGACCATCAATAATAGAGTTTTTACCTTTGAAACTTTTTAATTCATTTATATCTTCGGTTTCTTTTATAAGATTATTCCAATAATCGAAATCAATTTCATCATCATTTCTTTCTGACGCCATATTACTTATATATATTAAATTAATATTTAAAAAATTAGAACATATTATAATTAAATTATAATATGGAACTTCAAAAATATATTCAAAATAAAGATTATTTTCAGGAATTTAAAAATCACAAACTTAATGTTAGGAAGTATTCAAAGATGGGTCTAATGATAGTTAAGGCTTACAGAAATAATAATTATGATTATGAAAAATATCCATGGATGAGATATTGTAGGGGGTGTGTTATTAATACAAATACTAATCGAGTAGTATGTGTCCCACCTATGAAAAGTGAAGAAAAAGAAGATATAAGTGATATTATTTCTAATTATGATGAATCGTTGAAGTATTATCCTTTGATAGATGGGACGATGATTAATATGTTTTTTCACAATGATGAATGGATTATATCCACACGAAGTAATATTGGTGGTAAAAATTCTTGGGATGGAAAAGTTCCTTTCAATAAATTATTTAAAGAAGTAAATGGTGTTGATTGGTTTTCAAGTTTAGATAAAGGATGTTGTTATTCATTTGTACTACAACATTTAAATAATCGTATTATTACACCTGTAATGGGAAATAAGATAATTATGGTTGAGAAATATAAGTTGGGTGAAAATATCGAAAAGTGTGATGATTTTGAAACTATTGAAAATATTGAAACTATTAAAAGTTTTGATTCAGAAGTTTTAAAAACTTATAATTCTGACATCCCTTATTGTATTAAGGGTTTTACAATAAAATCGAATGATATGAGGTATAAATGGATTAATCCTGCATATAGTTATGTTGAGGGTTTAAAGATGAATAATAATAATAAGTTTTTAAGTTATATGGAATTGAGGAGTAAATGGATATTAAATGATTATTTGACGTATTTTCCTGAAGAAAGGACGTTATTTGATAATTATAAAGAAAGAATTACATATGTTAAGAATGAATTATTTAATTCATATATTAAATTTAGAGTAAAAAAAGAAATTGATATTATGTCTATTGAGTATTCATTGAGGCCACATATTAATAAACTTCATGAATATTATAAGAAAAATAATGTTACAATTACAAGAAAAATAGCAAGTAATTATGTTAATAAGTTAGATGGTCGTCAATTGATATTTATTATTAATAGAATATGTGATTCAAAGGTTTGAAATTGCTTCTTTTTTGATTAATGACAGAATATTAATAAGGTTTTCACATGCTTCTTGAAATGTTTGAATAAATCCATTAAGTTTCTTTTGATTATCGGCTTTACTTAGTTTATTATTAATATTAAACGTAAAGTAAAATTCAATAGTATCTTCAAGGGGATGGGTCTTTTTATAACCACAAAGAGAAGCAATTGAATCTTCATCAATCATGTATAATGATATATGAGACTGAAGTATATTACCAATTGTATCATCAAAACCATCTACAATTAGATGATATGTATTTTCATTAATATTAAGAGTAAATATATTTTCTTGTTCAGTGGATAATTTGGGGAGTTCATCTTTGAAAATTGTTAATTGTTCAATGAGAATTTTATTAGCCTCAATAAATAATTCTTTGGAGTTATAATAATGTACTGAATCAATCATAAATGTATACCAATAAGGTTCGCAGTTTGTATCTCTGTAATAGAACCTTTCACTCTCCGATATTTCAAGTTCTTTGCTGTATTTTTCTCTTTTTTCTTCTGGTACTTCATTTACTTTTATTTTTTCTTCTAAAACACTTCTAAAAAGATCTGGATTAGATTTAAATTTATATGTTGATTTTGAAACTGCTTGCCACCTTGAATCTTCATATCCAGTTGAAATTCTTGGAACACCATAAAGTTCAAGTTTTTGTACTGTAGATGAACTAACTGATTTTAGTTCTGTAATTATACTGTAATTTTCTTTTTCTTTAAATATAAATGGTCTAAATAGTACTGCTTTTTGTTCATCATTAAGTTCTTTTTGTTCATAATCATTGATATCGATGTTTTGAATTTCATTGGGATCAATACCATTTTTAAGTTTGAAAATTTTAATATCTTTTGCTGTAATAAGTTTTATTGGTGTTTCTGGACTGCTTTCTACATCTAATTTAAATAAGAAAGTTTTGTTATATTCTTCTGGATTTATGTATAGTGGAATTAGTCCAATTCTATGTAAAAGATATTCATTATGAAGTGAAGTTGTATTTTTTTTTACAATAATATCCGAACTATCTATTGTTGTTCTAAATCCAACTGTTTTTATACTTGATAAAAGTGTTCTTCTTAGAGAATTAACAATACTTTTATGAAGTCCTGAAATATTATTACCCTTTATATCAAATACTATATTATTTTGAGAAGATGTTTCTTCAGCATTAAGTTCAATCGTGATTTCGTGATCCATTGCCATAATTATAATTAATATATACTTATAAATAAAAATCAAATTTTAAATATTTTAAGTTAAATTATTATATTTATTTTTTATAACTAAATTAAATGAGCGAAACTGTAATTTATATTAGTAAAAGATGTCCACATTGTAGAACTTTATTAATGAAGGTTCAACAAAGAGAAGATATAAAGGGTACTATACGTATTTCTTCTATTGATGATGAACCATTTCCAAATGCTATTAAAAATGTTCCATCGATGATAGCCGAGGGAGTTATTTATGAAGCAAGTGAAATATTTAGAATGTTAGAAGAGAGTGAACCTTCAAGAAAAAGTAGTGGTGGTCCTCAAGGACAACCTCAAGGACAACCTCAAGGACAAGCTAAAGAATCTTCAGATGATATGTATTCTGGTTATTGTGAAAATGGTTCATGTTTAGCATTTTCTTCTTTAGATGATTCGGGTGGAGAAAATGAATATGCCGGTCAATTTGCTCCTTTAGACAATACAACTAATAGTATTAATGTATCTGAGGATGGTTATAAAAAGTCTTCTGGTATAGATAATGATTATGAAAGAATGATGAAAGAAAGGGGGGAATTAACAAATAATCAACAGATAAGATAAAATGCGTCAGATATATTTAAAATAAATAATAATAATAAATAAATGTCAGATAACGTAAATAAGTTATTTAAATCAATGGTTAATGATATTATAAAGGTGTTTCCCGAATATACTAAAAGACTATTAAATTATTATAAAGAAACTCTACAAAATGAAAGTGAAGAAAAAGATGAAAGATTAAAAGAATTTTTAATGAATGTAAATGATATTAGTGATGATATTGTTGATGATAATTTTAATATTTTTGAATCCGATCCAATCTTACTCCAGAATGTTTCTTTTAAAGTAATATGGAATAGTGATATATCTGATGATAATAAAAGTAAAATTTGGAAATATTTACAAACATTTTGTATAATTTCTATTAATGAAAAATCAAATGATAAAATTGGAGATGTTATTAAGTCAATAGAATCAAAAGAAAAAGTTAAAGATAAAGAAACTTTAAAAGATCTAAAAAAATTAAAGAAATTAAATAAATCTATTGAAACTGAGGGGGCAATGGATAAATTAATCGGTGAAAAAGTAAATAAAGAGGAAAAAGTTGATAATAAAGATAATGAATATGAAGGGGGTGAAGATATGAAGAAAATGGAAAATATGTTTAAGAATACTGGTATTGGTAAAATTGCTAAAGATATTACTGATGAATTAAATATTGAAGAAATGTTAGAAAACGGTGGTGGAATTGAAGATATTTTTAAAGGAGAAAATATGGGAAATATAATTCAAAGTATTAGTAAAAAAATTGGTTCTGAAGATTTACAAGGTGGAGATTTAGTTAGTGAAGCCAGTACAATTTGTTCTACAATGCAAGGTAATCCATTATTCTCATCATTGATGAGTAATATGGGTAACATTGATCCAAATAATATAAGATCTGTACCTGTTACAAAAGAAAAATCTCAGAAAAAAAGCAATGAATTAAATATTGAAAAAGTAGATTAATTATATTTTTTTTATAATATAATAATATTATATATGACACCTTTATGGAGCGAAAAAATATCTATCTTATACGAAAAAAGATATATTTTTGAAGTATTACCAAGTAAAAAATTTGATTTTAATCGCAAATTAAATAGTTTACTAAGATTATCAATTTATTATTCTTTGATAATGTTTTTTTTAGATAGAACAAATACAAATGTTATTTATATACCATTGATAGTTGCCGCAATTACATTTACATTAAAGAAGTTTTATAAGCCAATAAATATTAAAAATTTAGAAATACTACCTACAGAATATTCTGATATAAATAAAGAAATAAATAATTTAAACTCATTAAATGAAGGATGTAGAATACCAACTAAAAATAATCCATTTATGAATCCACCTTTATTCGGAGATAGAACAACTGAAGCATGTTCTAGTTATAATCAAAAAAGCATTCAAAGAGATATTGAAAAGAATTTTAATGAAGATTTATATAGAGATGCGAATGATATATTTGGAAAGAATAATTCTCAAAGACAATTTTATTCTGTCCCTGGAAAATCTATACCAAATGATCAAGAAGCATTTGCTAATTGGTTATATTCAACACCACCAACATGTAAAGAAGGTAATGGAATTCAATGTACTGCTTTATCTGCTGAATATAGGGGAACTGGTGTTGGTTTAGCACAGGGTCCATCGGGACCATAAAAAAGTGTAATATTTCAAAAATAAAATATATTTTCATAATATAAATGACGGATGTTGAAAATAATAATGCTTTTTTAAGTGGATATCATGGTGGATTAAAATCGAATGTTCCTGTTAAACAATTACAAAAATGTTCAGATAATACAATTGATCCTAATTTTTCATTAGATAATAGAACTTCTCTAAATTCTGATCCAGCGACAGTTTTATTAGAAATTCAACAATCAACTGGTAGTGGTAATTATCAGTTAGATAATATGTATGGTTGTGATTGTTCTTTAGAAAAAGCTAGAGATGTTCAATTAAAGCAACCTGCTGTTAATTTTAACGGTGGAAAAGGATGGATTGGTGAAAAGGGTTGTTTAGTTGAAAATGATTCTAAATTAAGATTTTCTGGTTTAACAAATCAGAAATATATTAATCAATTTAGAAATATGCAAAATCAAGGTTTCTTTGGTAAAGGTTCGTATGCTGTAGATACTGAATCAATACTCAGAGATAGTCAAATTACTAAAGTAGACCGTCCTTGTAATGTTCTTTCTGGATCGTCCACTTTACCGTATACGATTACCCCAATGATCAAGAAATTAGAAGATGAAGTTCAAAATGCTAAAAATATTATTCCTGAAGATTCTATGGACTCTTGGGTTAGAGGTGGAATTCCATCAAGACAAATTGCTAGAAATATCGATTATTTGAAAAGATGTAATGAGAAAAAACAATAAAATAAAATAAAATAATTTATAATATATATATTATAAATGACCACTTATTCAGAAATTCAAAGTAGTTTAGAAAACGATGCTATAAATCAATCTATATCCCCCAGTCTTTATCATATGAATGCTATTCAAAAAGAAGCTAAAGGAGTATATCCTTGGGCCCCAACAATTCGTCTTCAAAAAATTGGAGCATCTATGGTTGATGGGGCAAACTTAGTCGATGTTGATTCTGAGTTAATGGGAATTACTCGTATACAAACAAAGAATTTTCAATTTAAACATTTTCCAAATGAAAATAAAGAAGTTAAATATTTACATTTAAAAGACGGATTATTTCATGAAGAAAGTACATTATTAACAAATCCACCGGCATATTTAAGAGGAATGAATAAAAATAGATGGGAAAACGTACATCTTCAACCACAACAAAATGTCATTGAACCTTTCAAAAGAAATGGTGCTGATACTTATTTAAATATTATTGATACTTTTAAAGAATGTTAATTATAATTTTTATCTTTTTTCTTTATCTTTTTTATAAATTTTAAATTATATAAATAATTTAAGATTAAAATAGTTTATTATATGAAATATGGAAGAAACTTTTTATTTAACAGATAATATTATCATTTTGAGTGATAAATATTATTATCATGATGAAAAAGTAAAAAACTCAAAGATTATTAAAAATCATAATTGGCACCACTTACTAAAAGATTATGGATGGGAGAAATTAAATAAATATTGGATTAGATATTTAAATAAATTGTCTGATGAAAGATCAAATAATTCTTTATTTGGTGTTTTAGAATGTGGTTCTAATGGAGATTGTTTATTTAATTGTATAAGTTATGCTATTAAAGATATAACAGATGAAAATTATGATGGTATGAATTTACGTGAAGAATTATCATTATACATAGATGATGAAATATTCAAAAATTTGATGGAAACATATAAAATTTCAAAAATAAGTGGAGAATTTTATGATGATTGGGATCCTGAAAGTATAACTATAGATGGGTTTAAAGATATTTTAAAGAAAGGGGGTCATAATTATTGGGGAGATTTTCTTATATTACAGTTATTAAAAGAATTTTTACAGATAAACCTTGTTATATTATATAATAATGATATAAGTAATGAGTACTATCACTATCCTTTGATGTATGAATATAATTCTTCATTGAAGACTGTTATATTATTATATGAAAATGAGATTCATTTTAAATTGATAGGATATTTTAATGAGAATAAGATGAATACATTTTTCTCTAAAAGTGATATTCCAAAAGAAATATTGAAATTAATTAATTATTTGAGATAAAATATATTATATTTTTATATATAGAAGTATTAAATGGAAGCATTAGTTTTAATGGGTATTATTGGTGTTGGATATTTAGCTAATGAGCAAAATGAAAATAAGAATCCCGTTGATGAAAATATAAGTAAAGAAATAAATTTTCCCAGTAGTAATAATTTATATGATTCATCTCATTTAAATGAAGTAGAAAATAAAGTAAAAGAAAAAGTGGAAGATTCTTATAAACAATCTAGAGATCCTGAATCAAATGTAATAAGTAATCAAAAGATTGATGAATTTAATTTTAAAGAAAGTTTAAATGATTATACATATAGTAATGCTACCAGTGGTTATATAAAAAATGATGATTTCATGGTCAATGATCAAGGTATTAAAATGGAACCTTTTTTTAGTAGTGCTCCTACAAATGTAAATATTGATGATACACGCCGTTTAGATATGCATCAAGGCGATACTGGATTTTACAAAGAAAAAAGAGAAATAGGTAGTTTCTTTGAACCTCAAAAAGGTTTAACAAATGTTTTTGGTAATGGATTTGGAGAATATATTGGAGATAAAAGTAGGTATCTTCAAGGAAATACAAGACAAAATGAATTGCCATTTGAACAAGAAAGAGTTTCTCATATTGATGTAAAGAGTAATTTGAATGGAGATATAAATCGAGCGATAGCCGAAAAAACAAATATAGATGTATTAAGATCAAAGAGTAATCCTAAGTTAACTTATAATGGAAAGGTCTTAAGTGGTAGATCTCTTGCTGAAGAACGTGGAAAACTAGGTGAAGTATATCAACATAATCCAGATACTTTCTATAAAAATAATCCTGATAAATGGTTTGTAACAACTGGGGCATATTTAGAGAAATCTGAAAGACCAGAACAAATTATTAAAGATACATATCGTTCTAAATTTAATACTCAGCAAGTTGGTTCTGCTGCTCCAGCAAGTACAGAAGCACATGAAAAAAGACCAAGTTTTAGAAAACCACTAAAACTTCAACTGGGTACTGATACTGTGAGGAATCCCGGTAGTAGTGTTGTTGGAAACGGGAATGATTTACAACAACAAGGATATAGAGCCCTTCCAAATGAAAGGGACGTTACAACATTAAGAAGATATGATGGTAATTTAACTACTGAAGTAGAAGCATCAAAAATGGGATTGATGGATGAAGCTAAAAGAACAGTTAAAGAATCAACACAATATACTAAAAATAATGGCAACATAAATAATACAGTTATAAACCATAAACAAGGATTAATGGATAGTGCTAAAATTACTAAAAAACAAACAACTATTAATTCTCAGAATAATGGATATATTAAAGGTGGTCTCGACAACCCTACTCTTGGATACGAAAAACCAGAACCAACTACAAAAGATTCAACATTATTCTCTCATACTGGTATTGGTGGAGGGAATGTATTGGGACATATGGAAACGGATAATTATAATAATGCTGAAACTAATCCAACTAAAGAAATTATATCTCAAGGAAGAAAACCAACAATTAATAATACTAAGATTTCAAATGGTATGGATACTGTTAATATAGATATTAAAAAGATTGAAGGAGATTATATGAATTATAGAGAAAGTGGTCCCGAGAAGGTGTATCAAGAAATTCCAAGTGATACTAGTTGTGAAGTTACAACAATGAAAGATAGATTAGATGATTATTCTATATCTGATCGTATTGATCCAAATTTATTAAATCCATTTAGGGATAATCCTTATACAAAACCATTAGATTCATTTGCTTATTAAAAGAAAATTTAATATTTTTGTATTATAAATATGGAAAATAAAGATACAACTTATATTGATGGAGGTGCTGATGATTTTACTATTTTTTTATTTTCAAATAACCCCAAAGAAAAAAATACAATTAAATTGGAGTTAAACAATCCTGAATATGGGATTAAATTACCTTTACATATTTTTCAGGAATTATTAATGATTTTTACAAGTGGAATGAAATATTTATTTAGTAATGGTACTGGTAAATTAAATATTAATGAAATTACTGATGAAAATATAAAAACTATGAATGATTATTTTATGAGTATTGGATTTGTGATAATAATTAATATTTTTACAATAAAAGAATATTTAGATAATATGAAACTACCAAATTATTTTCTAAAAAGAGAATTAATAAAAGATGATACACATATAAAAGATATTTATTATGAAATAACTTCGGATGATAAAATTTATAGAATATCTTTTAATTTTTTAAGATAAAAAAAATCATTTATTTAAAGTATAGTTTAATAAATAATAAATAATAAATAATAATAATATATATAAAAATGGGTGGAGGAACATTACAATTAGTTGCTTATGGTGGTCAAGATATACATATAATAGGAAATCCTGAATTATCATTTTTTAAATCAGTTTATAGAAGACATACAAATTTCGCAATGGAATGTATTAAACAAACTATGTTGGGAGGTGTTAATACAGAAGCATTCAAAGCTTCATTTAAGTTAGGAAGAGATGGGGATTTAATAAATAAAATGCATTTACAAATAAAATTGCCAGAACAAAAAAATCTTCTTTTAACAACTGCACCTACTGAGGTTGGTAATATATCATTTACATTGGGAATAAATATTTTATCACATATAAATATAACAAACCCGGGAAATGAATATATATATGGTGCCGATGTTGAATTAGAAGGTAGTAATGTCGCTGAAATAAGGGCATATGCAACTATAAATTCAGATAATAAAATAAAAAGTATAATAGTTGAAAATAGAATAACAAATAGTTTTGAAGAGGGTACTTCTATTAAAGTTAATATTATTGGTCGTCCTAATCCAGCATTAACAACTGGAGATAATGATTATGATAATTCATTACCTAAATATGGTTCTGGAGCAACTGCTGTTGCTGTAAGGAGTCCCTGTGGAGCATTGGGAGAACCTGAAATTGTAGAAGGTCTTGGTAAATTATACAGAGAACCTATTATTGAATTATCAACAGCAATTCCAACCAAAGCACCTTTATTTGAAGTGATTACAGAAAAACAGAATGGTAGTGTTATCCGAATAAAGATAATTAATTCTGGAGAATTTCCAAGTTCTTTTGACGAAGGTGATCCAATAGATATTGTAATTAAAGAAAATTACACTAGAAAACCATCTATATTAACAGAGTTATCTCAAAATCAGTCTCCCATAACAGATGAAGATATTAGCAAACGAAAGAATGCTTGGATATCGTATCAAAATCATCCGGCATATTGTTATATAAAAGATATAGAATTAAAAATAGGTGAACAATCTATAGATAAACACACCGGTCAATATTATGATATTCACGATGAATTTTATACTTCAAATGATAATAATATATTTAATATTAATTACATTACCGGGAAAAATGATTCTTTTAGTGAATGGCCTCCAAAAGATAAATATAGTCCTGTAAATGAAAAAACAAGAGTTCCAAGAGAAATAGATATGTACGTTCCACTTAAATTTTGGTTTACAAAAGATACTGGTCAAGCATTACCTATGATAGCACTACAATATCATGATGTAACGATAGATATAAACTTTAGAAGTCTTAAAAGTATATTAATATGGAATGCCGGAGAATTAGCAGTTTCTAAAAGTAATGGTGGTGTAAATAATATAACTACAAGGCACCTTGAATTTAATGATTTTGAAATAAATCGTATTAATGAAAGAAAATTGATAGATCCTAAAATAGAATTATGGGCAAATTATATATATCTTGATACAGATGAAAGAAAAAGGTTTGCTAAAAATGGTCACGAATATTTAATTGAGCAAGTTCAAATAATAAAAGATAGATATAAAAAAGTAGTTGATATACCATTTAATCATTCTGTAAAAACATTATTCTGGGCAATTCAAAGTATTGAGAGTTCAAAAGAAAGTAATAATTTTAGAAATATTCGACACGAAATATCGACTGATACAATTAGTAATAATTGGCAAAATAGAAAATTATATAAACCACCTAATCCTTCATCTGAAGGAGATGCTTCAGACTCACCTTCTTTTAGACATACTGCGAGACCATATAGTATACCAGGGGGAACCGGAGAAATAACTGATGAAGATTGGATAACAAAATATGATAGTCCTGAGAATACTGGTGATGCTTATGTATATGATTATACAACAGAATCAAATTATTCAAAGGGATTTACTCAAAATAATAATTATCTTTTTTATGGAATTCATGAAGATAATATAAATAAATCTTATATAAATTATTCAGAACAATCTGAACATTTTGATAGATGTAAAATTATAATGAATGGGATAGATAGATTTTCTTTTAAAAAATCAACATATTTTAGAACGATTCAACCATATGAAAGTGGATTAAGAATTCCTTTAAAACCAATACATATGTATTCATTTTGTTTAGATCCTAAAAAGCATCAACCAACTGGAACTTGTAATTTTTCAAAATTAGATTCTGCTCAATTAATTTTTGAAGGTGAGAATAATTTTAGTAATTATAATATTTATGTTTATGCACAAAATTATAACATTTTAAGAATTATGGAAGGAATGGGTGGATTATTATATAATAGTTAAACCTTAATTAAGAATATGGGATTGTAATTTGATTCCAGTTAGCATTTGAAAAATACTCACATACTGAAACATCTTCTAGATTTGTCCCATTAGAGTTTACTACATTACCACTGGTATTATTTCTATAAACAGCTCTGTGGAGTACTTTTGTTGCCCCCCCACCAACCCCTATTGGATATTCATATATCCAATATGTGTTTAAAGCACTTATAGGATTCCCCAAACTATTGTTTGGCGGATAAAGGGCACCGGCTTTCTGAGAAGCTGTATTCAAATCTGCTGAAAATGTCGACCAACCATCAATATTATTCCCTTGATGTAATGTTATACCTGTATTATCCGTGTTATGAAATAAGAATGATATTTTAATTTGGGTACTATTTGTATATCCACCGCCCACCAATGATGGATCTATGTCTGATGGAGGATTATCTTCGGGTTTATCACCAGCGCTAGCTAGATCAGAAGAAAAAATGGTGGTGGCGAAGCGCTGTCTAAAGGGGATATCTAATAAGTAAGTTGGTACATTTACTCTATCTTTAGCATCACTTAGATTAGTAACAAATTCCCATCCAACTCTACCAGAATCATGATACCATTTTTTATAAAAATAAACCTTAGAAGGAGAACCCGTTGTCCAGTAATGATTAGTTCCGCCAACGTTCCAAGCAGGTGTCCATGGAAAAAGAATAAGCGATTGACACCAATTATTATAGGATAATAATCCGCCATTTTTTTTCTCAACATCTCGGGAACTTGTTTCATGTTCTTGATGTGTTTTAAATTCACTTGGACTAGCATCTCTACCTGCTTTTGGTTCATCTGACCATGAACTCGTATATACTCCAGCATTAAGAGTTTCCGTCTGTTCACCGGAAATGTGTGAGTGTGACGGTACTGTACTAAAGTGGGTTTCATGAAGAATAACATTATGTAATATAGAAACCCGTCCGTCAGCCACCACATTCAATCCACCACCATAAGAGTCAAGCGGATACATATTTCTACTTAATCCTGTATCTGATCCCGTATCTACTCCGTTTTGTGTATATGTTTTTTCCCATGAATAAGTTGCTTGAGAAAATACATGATTAAGATAATGCTCAGTTCCATTCCCATTATTACTTCCGGCCCAATATTGATTACGATTATTATAGTATCCTGTCCAACAATTAAGATTTAATGTTTTTCTAAAAAAATAACATAAATCACACATTTCACACTCACGGGCATTATGTAATAAATAACCCGAAGCAAAAAAATATGGACAACCACTTACAGAAACACTATAAAAAATCCCTTTATTTCTTATCTTTTTTATAGATTTAATTTTTTCAAATTTATAATCATGAGTAAATAAAAAATATCCTTTTCTTAATGATTTTGAATGATCCCATGTTATTATTCCTTCATCATCTTTAAATAAAATAATATGATCTAATGATACACTTAATTTGTTATTTATTAAAAGATAAATATCTTTTTCTTCTGTCCATATTTTTCGAACTGCTCCATAAGTTTCCGCACTAATAAAATCATCTGATTCGCTAGACCATCCCATAGCATATTTACTTGTTTCGATGCCTTCTAATCCTTTTATAAGAATAGAAGATATATATTCATTTTCAAATATTTTTTCTATATTTTTGATATTTTGATTCATTAACGTTACTTTTGTCCCCTTTAAAACACCCATTAACTATAATTAATATTATATTTTATTATTTTTAGCGGCACACTCATCGCAAAGAGATGAGTTATGGACTAAATAAGAATCAGCAAAATAATTCATAGCTTCACTTGATACTCTTAAATTATAAACTTTTACTTCTTCATTAACTTTTTGAATATTAGTTACTTCTTCATATTTTCCATTATGAGTAAAAATAATATCACCCTTTCTTATATTTTTAGCACTTAACCAAGTATATTCATCATCTATGAATGTAAATATAAGATGTTCATGTGTTATTCTTAATTTATTATTTATTATGATATAACCTTTTGATTTATCTGACCAGAGTTTTTCAACTTCAGATTCAATAAATTCTCCATTATCATTATCAGAAAACCAAGAAAGGACATCTATAGATTTATAATATGGATCCATATCATTTAATTTATATGATAATAATTTATCTCCTTTTTGAATGTTTTCAATATTAATTAATATCTTATTATTCAGAGTTATTTTTGTCCCCGGTAAGAAACATACATCTGTAAAAGGCAATGCTGTAGGGTTTCCACTTGAATCAGTTGTAATTACTCTATTATCCGTTGCGCGCCAACCATATATACGTGGTTCGGAACTTGTATCTGTCATAACAAAAACACCATCAGTAAATGTTGATGAAGTTCCACTCGTCGTCAACCCACCAGGATTTCTAAAGACGCCCTCTACTGATAAACTACCATCCGAAGTATTCTGTGATGAGGTATTATCTTTGATAGTTACATTCGCATTTATAATTAAACTATCTTTTGATGCTGAAGTACTATCATATTGTTCAGCATATATTAAACTTTCATCACCTCTACCTTGGGTTGTGGAATCCGTTGAGTAATATGCTCCAGAATCTATAATTAAATAACCTTCATTCCCACTACCATAAGTTGAAGGTAATCCACTAGTATCTCCAATGCATATATTTCTACTTGAATTTATATTTTTTCCAGCTTTATATCCTAAAAACACATTTCTATCTTTATTTCCCGAAGAAAGCCCACTACCCGTTTCCCTACCAATCAAAGTATTATAACGCCCGGTGTCTATTTCATATCCGGATTTATAACCAATACATATATTATTATCGCCGGTTGTAAGTTCTGATAATGATTCTCGTCCAATCGCAACATTATGCCATGCACTACCACTTGTAGAAGCGAGATTTGTAATCATTCCTCCTAAAGTATATGAACCAATACCTATATTATCAGATGTGTTTCCATTATATTGCTTAAAAGATTTATATCCAATTACAACATTATCATCACCCGCCCCCTCGTCGGTCTGGATACTTCCTGTAATGTCTGAACCGACATAGTGTCCTATATAGAGATTTCTAGCGTTTTTATAATCAAAATGGTCTCCATCTGTTCCTCCTGTTCCAGTTCCGAAATATATATTACTCTCAACAAACTGAGAATTAGAACTTCCACCTGCTAAAGATAATCCTCCAGAAGGTTCTGTCCAAGAGATTGTTCCAGTCGATCCTCCTGATGTTAATACAAATCCAGCGGTACCATAATCACTATTAAGTGATAAATTACTCCCTAAATCTGTATCACCAGTTACAGAAAAGTCTCCATCTATGATATTACCTCCGGCTGAATCTGCCCAGGTGATTGGTCCATCAGGTCCTCCCGATGTTAATACCTGTCCAACAGTTCCATAATTATCATCAATAGATAATTTTTGGGTTAATTTTAATGCCCCTTTTACAGACAAGTTTCCTTCAGAAGTACCACCAAGGTTATTAATATATACATCTGCATTTAGGGATAGTGTGTCTGATGAAGAACTTCCACTAGGAAATTGCTCGGCATACATTAAACTATTTGAACCTCTAATTTTCCTCGATGGATGTGTATCATTGTCATCACTAAAGTAATAGTTTGTATCTAGAATCAAAACACCATCAGTAGTGCCCCCACCTGTTAATAATCCACTATTATTTCCAATTGCTATATTATTATTTCCTATCAAATTAAACCCACTACTGGAACCTATATATAAATTGTCTGAACCAGTAGTAGTAGTTTTACCCGAATTAAATCCAATACTTATATTGTTGCTTCCCGTTGTTATTTCAATGCCAGATTGTGCCCCAATACAAGTATTATTTTCTGCATTTCCTATTGTTCCTATTTTTGATAATGATTTATCGCCTACAGCAGTATTCCCTTTAATTGTTTTCGCTGGATCAGAAGTTCTTAGATACGTTTCTTCTGTTGTCCCGTCGTCAGAAATAATCCATGTTTCTGTTACAGATAATTTTTCTATCCTTACAAATCCATGTCCCGTATTTCCCGGTTGTAAAGAAAATGAATTTTCTTCATAATCAGTAAGTACTAATGATGAACCTCCTCCTCCACTACCACCAATATCATGTGCTCCTCCACCACCATAGAATCCACCCCCACCACCACCAGCATTCACCGTGCCCCCAGTTTTTTGGTCAGCACTTCCTCCTGAATATTGTGATCCATTAACTACCTGTGGATCAGCAGACTGGTGAACGTCCGGGAAGCCCACTGCACTATAAGTAGCCCCTATGCCACCAACATCATATCCTCCCCCCCCCCCCCTACCGGCATC